GTAATGCTCGAACCTTTTTGCAGCGGATTCAACGTCGCATAGTTGCCGCCGTTATTGCCGGACGCTGCTGTGTAGTTCGTCGGTGTGTCGATCAGGCTGTCGTTGCCAGATCCTGATGCAACGGAAAGATTATTAACTGTCCAAGTATTGCTGTTGCCGCTGCTATCCGTTCCAAGTGCAGCGTTGCTGCTGTTGTCGGAAAAGTCTAGGTGGAAACCGTTCGAGCCATACGTTCCAGAGTATTCAATTGGCTGCCAAACATTGTTGCTGTCATATTCACCGAAGTCAGTCGGTGCCAGGGCTTGACCGTCGATGAAGTAAACATCGGCAAAATAACAATCGTTGTAAAATTGACCGTATTCAGAACCGAAACGATGAATATAGGCTTTGTTCCAAGCTAGGCTTTGGTTTAGATCAGGGTCGTGCGTACTAGCAAAACTTGTTTCCTTTTCGCCGTTTACATAAATTTGAACCCTATCGCTGGCTGTAGAGTTACCAGTTTCAAGACGTATTACTATGTGATACCACGATGAAAAGTCTCTAAAAACACGGTTCGTTCTCTTGTAGTTGGCATAGGCGTAACCAACAATTAGCTGATCAGAACTATTGAAGTAAATGTTTGCGTAGCTAGTTTCTGCAATCGAGGATCCGCTATATGCCATCAAAACAGACTTAGAATTGCCACCTTTAGCTCTTTTAATCCAAAAAGAAAGCGTCCAGGTTGTTGTGTTGCCAGCACTGCTGAATGTTTTCCCTAGATACGCACTGTCAGCACTGTTGAACCGCAAGCTACGTTCAATCTTGTAACCGGCACCGCCTTGTCCAGCGGCACCAGCGACTATATTATTTGCAATTACACTCATGAATAATTAAGGGTAGCGACTGCGTGAATAGAGGTAGAACTACGAACGACATAATCAATACGATCAACAGCACTAGCCGTTGTCGTCAACGTCGGTGCAGTACCCCCAGCAAAGTCCCAATAAGAACCCCAGGCAGCCGTACGCGATCCAGTACCATCCTGGACAAGGAAGATGGACCCAGATTGACCAGCAGTCAGATTTGTAGGGTTAGCAACGGTGGCGTTATGACCAAGGGTCAGGGTGTAGTTATTAGCTGCAGCAAAATCAGGCGTTACAGTCGCACCAGAGGTCAACGTAGTGATAGAACCACGCTGTGCAGCAGTAAAGGATTGAGCAACGTCAGTCTTTGCAGTATCAGCGTCATAAGCTTGTACACCAACACCAACATCACCATCAACCAAGATAGTGCTACCAGAAGGAAGATTGGCGTCATAAGCCTGTATAGATACACCAATATCAGATGACTGCAGTGCGCTAGCCGCAAGAGTGCCTTGTGCGGTAGTAGCAGCACCAACATCAGATGCTGTCAAAACGACAGTACCTGTATTGCCATTTACACTCGCAACAGGTGCAGATAGTGATGACCAAGACAACACACCAGAGCCATTTGTAGTCAGAGCTTGACCATTAGTACCTGTGTCGTCAGGCAACGTAAGCGTGTAGGTAGCACCAGCACTGTGCGGTGGACCTTTAATGTTGACACCATGAGAGTTGTTCTCACAGTTAAGCGTTAGCTTGCCACTACCGTTGGTTGTGTCACCTTTGATGACGACATTATCGTCAAAGTTGACTGCACCAGTGAATGTACCTCCTGCCAAAGGCATCTTGGTAGCGATATTGGTGGTATTAGTAGAGATATTAGTTGTATTGGTGTCACCAGCAGACTTAGTGAAATACCTGGCGTCAGGGTCGGGTGCTCTGTAGTCAACCCAATTCCAAGTACTACCAGAGCTTGTGTAGTTGAGACGTACAGCAAGTTGCGAGTTACCAGTAAAACCAGAGGGGATTCCAGCAAGTGGCGTAAATGATTCGATACCCGTGGAATTTGCAACTTCAATCCGATCACCGTCACTAGGTGAGCCAGGAATACTAGAGACATTGGTAACGGCGTCGTACAAGACAACAGCGTTCACAGCATTTTGTGCCGCTGTAGCAGTCGCGGAAGCAGCATTAGCAGTGGTTACAGCAGAACTAGCATTAGTTGAAGCTGTAGTCGCTGTAGACGATGCTGTGTTTGCTGTCGTAATTGCTGTATTGGCTTTTGAGATAGCGCTAGTAAAACCACCTGCACCATCACTTTCGCGAGAGTTGTTAAGCGCAGTAGTGGCGTTGGTATTGGCAGTGTTTGCTGTAGACAGTGCTGTAGAAGCGTTAGTAGAAGCTGTGTTCGCAGTATTTACAGCTGAAGTAGCGTTAGTAGATGCAGTGTTTGCAGTGTTGACAGCATTAGTTGCATTGGTAGATGCAGTGTTAGCAGTAGTTACTGCAGAAGCAGCACTGGCAGACGCGGCATTGGCCGTAGTAACAGCACCATTAGCTGTAGTGGTTGCACTGTCAGCAGTAGATTTTGCAGTGTTAGCAGTAGTGGTAGCTTTCTCTGCAATGTCGTTAGACTCCTGCGTGACGTACAGGTTTTGAGTAAAGTTGTTATTGAGGTCCGTAGACTTAATGGCAGCACCCGGAAAGAATTCAGCAGTGAGTGAAGCATCAGAGGTGTCACGGTAAACCCTAATAGCAACACCAGATGCAGGAGCAGTATTAAGTTGAACTTGAGTAGCGTTGGCTAAAGAATATGCAGTTGTATCAGACCCGTTAAGAGAAACCTTAACGTCAGTGGTCGCAAGATATGGGAATGTGAAGGAATAGAGGACGGTAGACCCGTCCCCTGTATAAAGATTTTCAGTTACAGCCATTTGCTAAGTAAATTACTGTTGGTTGTTTTTGAAATCTTGACGCATACGGGTGAGATATGATTCTTCGATCTCAGTTGCTTTATCAGACAAGGATTTGCCTCTTAGGACATCACCTTGCTCTTTAGCAACTTTTGCAGCTTTCCTCAAAGTACCAATTGATTCAAACTCTTCGTAGGATTTACGAAGTTCGTTAAAGCCCATATTGAAAGCTTCACGGTGGATCTCATCCAAGCGGTTATGAAGGAAGATGTCTTTAATTGGGTTTTGCTTTTGGGTATCTTGACCACGTGTCAGTCGATACTCTTCCAAGGACTGGAGGCCGAGTTTGCCGACATCAGTGTCAGGATCAAAGAGTTCTTCTACGCGCTGACGTAGTGGGTAGTTTTGTGCAACCCAATTATTAATAAAGAAACGCTCTTCAGGATGAATCTTAGAGCCAGTAAAGGGGTTAGTTTGGTGTGAAGGCATACCCTTCCAACCAGACTCAATAAGCTTAAAGCGGAAGTCTTCCTCACCTGTATTAGTGTTAAAGAAAGGAACAACTTCATTTGCAAGAGCAGTAAAGAAGTCGGTGTGGTCAATGGGTTTACCAGTGTAAACATCGAGCAGATCTACTAGGTATTCTTGACCAGGGGAAAGGAACTTATACCTGTTCTTGACGTACTCACGGATGTCATTCTGAACATCTTTGAGCTGTGGTGTGATAACACGGTTAAGCGAACTAATAGCACCGCTATAAGGAACCATAGAGGTTGCAGTGTTAGCACCGAAGCGATTCCATTCACCGGCATCACCAGAAAGCATGGCAGCCAATGGACGGAGACCACTAAGGAAGGTGTTGGAGGTAGGACCAACAGCAATAGCAGCTACAGCCTTTTGGAAGAATTGTTCAGTAGTAGCTTGGTCAACACGACGACCCATATCAACAATGTCTGCAACAGTGGAGAGCATTGAAGTGAAGGGTTCACGGTTGGCATAGCTGACCCACTTACCAGTCAGTGGATTGCGAATAGTGTTCCGCTCCCAGCCGATAGCTTCCATAGCTTTGCGGTCACGTGCGTTTGAAGGACCGTTACCACGGAGATTACCTTCGATAGCCCACATACCTGCCAAGGTGACAACAGTGCTACCAACCATTTGACGACCGATATACTCACTCTTCAAAGCAGCAAAGGCGGCTTTATCAAGTTCATCGATACCGTGCATCTTCAGTGCAGCAAGAATCTGCTCATCTGTCTTGGCATTAAAAACAGCACCCATCTTGCCAACACCAGAAGCGTTAGCAAAAACACCACCAACAGGATTAAATGACCAAGAGTATTTCAGTGCATTGATGCCTGTACGTGGGAAAGCAAACAATGCTTTCAACACAGGTGATTTATCAGTGAGTTTAGTTACTTGGGTAGCAAGCGAATCATCAAGGTTGAATTCAAGTTCACCCGCTTGGTACTTAACGTTACCAGGCAGTTCAGCTTTTAAAGCACCGTTATCGTCAAAGTACTGACTATAGATTTCAGCTTGCTTGGCTTTGAAGGCTTCATTGAATGCTTCTTTAGATGCGTAGTTATTACGGTTGAGGATAAGCTCATCATATGCCTTGGCACGGGCGTTGGCGGACGTAATCATTGAATTGGTAAAACCATCCAATGCGTACATTGCATTCAAGCCGTACCGTGTGAACCTGCTGTTGTTGAACCCATTAAGTGCTTTGCTCATGTTCCACATCATGACCTTTCCGCCCAGACCTTCTTCAGCCCAGACCGCAGCCATCTGTTCCATGATCTCAAAGTTATCAAGTTGCTTTTGAATCAAGTCTTGACGACCTTTCATCATTGCAGCTTCAGGATTGGAAACAGCAAACTTCCACTCTTCAACCATGTGCCTAGCAGCACGCTTAAAGTTTTCAGAAATACCGCCATAGGTAGCCATTGCTTTTTGCAGTTGACCACCATCAAGTTGACCAGCAGCACCCAAGGTTGCAGTCAAAGGCTTTAGAGCAAGACCTAAGACGTTGCCTTCCATGGCATTGATAGCTGATTTACCAGCAAGCATCGAGTTGTAACGCACACCAGTAAGACCACGAATGAACCAACTAGGTGCTTCATCATCTTGAACAAAAGCTGCTTTCAAAGCACCGATGTTCTTATCTGCATATGCCTTTAGTTTGGCAAGCGTATCGACCTTACCGTTGGTGTGATCGACAGCTTCTGCAAACACCTTTAGATACTCAGGATTATTTTCTGCAATCTCTTTATAAGTTTGCACTGTCTGTAAGCCCTTTGCTTTGGCATCTTGGAATCCTGCAGCAAACTCATCAGCCTGCTGAGCCATCCATTCAGCAATATCAGCAGGCTTACCGCGCAGCCTGTTAGCCAATTTATTAAGCTTAGGGTTATCCGCATTCTTGACAAGTTTCTTGTATTCAAGAGACTTACCAGCGATGTATTGATTGGCTCGAATCTCAGAAGCAATCAACTCAAGCTTCTCAAACATCTTAGCTTGAAGGTTTGCAGTGTTCTTATTAGGAATAAGATCAATGGCTCGACCCAAGTCAGAAGCAGTACCAGCTGCATCCTTAACAAGTAAGGCAGAAGCACGCTTACTGTTAGGGTTGAACATCTCAAAGAAAGCCTTCTTAAACGCATTTGCAGAAACCAAGAACGCCTCTTCAGTAAGAAATTCTTGACTTTGATAAACGTTTTTACGCATGTCGGAGACAAGATCTTCAAACTCAGCAAACGAGAGGCTGTCATCAAAGATTCGATCAACCATCACGTCAACGGCTTGGTTAATCTGTTCAGCGGTGTATTTAGTTTGACCTTCACGGATAGCATCTACAGAAGGTGCAACCGTGTTGAACAGCTCATCAAGAGCATCTTTACGATCACCAGCCTCTGTAATACCCATGAACTTCTTTTCAAAGGATTCAGTTGCTAGGGGAACAGCACGACCATTGATTGGATAATTAGGGTTGTAAACCTCCTCAGCAATATCAACCTTAGTTTCTAACGCATTAGCGCCAGCATTAGGAACATAAGTTTCGTGCGGTTCCGTGTATTTATGTATAAAGGGATCATGCCATTCTTGACCCATGTTGGGAACAGTTCCGCCTTCAGCAAGCGGTGCTTCAAGATCAGTGATTGCCTTTGTTCGGGCAGCACTGCTTATGTCATCACCAAAGGGTCCAATAGAACCAGGTCCAGCTTCAAGACGACGGACCATCTCTTCATTGAAGACTTTTTCACGTTCATCGGTGACAATCTTGTAAGCACTTTCAAGAGGTGATTCTGGATCTACCTGCGGTGCCTTCTGGACAATCTCCTCAGACACTTCGTCAGTGCCACGGAGGTTGCGAAGCTTAGATGCACCGAACTTAAGACCAAGACCCAATGCTTCCGCTAGTGCAAAGAAACCAGCTGCTTCTAAGACATGTTTTTTACGTCGAACATTGGGTGCATCATCGTCGTTAGTGGCATTGGGAATAGAAAGACCAAATGTTTCGTTAAGAGTCTGTGCAATATTCTCGTCTGTTTGAGACGAACCTGCAGAGTAGGCAATACCAGCTTCTAGACCAAGTCGTGCAGAAAGCTCGGCACCAACCTTCAATTTAGAAGGCAGTGAAACAGCATTACCAAGGCCAGAAATGGCTGCACCACCCATCAATGAGGGAACTACCAGGCCACCAACATCACGAATAAGCTTTTCAGTAGGATCATTCTCTACCGGAATAGCGTTATCAATAGCTTGGTCAACTGGTTTAAGCCAAGGAACAATACCCAAAGCATTGCCAAGAGTTTCGAGCGATCCTTTGGCGGCAAGTGTGCTGACAGGATCAGCAACGAAGTCTTCTACATTCTGAGTGTTCAGATCATCAGAGGACTCGTATTGCTCGGCATTACGGACAGAACCGCCAGCTGCAATAGCCTGACTATTGAGGATAATATCAAGAGGATTATCAGCACGATAATCACCAGAAAGGTTAGCCTGTTCACCTGCAGTAGGTTCGAGAGTAGGACCTTGCTTTTCTCCAGAACTTACATCGTCGATGTATTCCTGCTCTTCAGCTGCCCTAACCTCTGCTTCAGCAGCTTCTTGTAGTTCTAGTTGTTCTTGTCGTTCAAGGTTATTTTGTCGGGCTTGTTCTACCTCCCGTTCAAAATCATTCATCGGTTCCAAACTCCAGGATTGTTATCACACCATTGTTTTGCTAAAGGGTGCATATTGCAGCTTTGCTGCCAAACAGGTAATGAGGCTTGACCTTTATATTTAGTCCAAGTAGCCAAAGCATCAGGAAGGTAATTGAGGTAACTACCGTTTGAATAAGCACCCCATCGATCCAGCGCATTCACTTGAGCTTCTTCAAGGGTGTCTCCGTATTCCTTCATGCGTACATCAATCCACTCTTCATAAACAAGCATTGCTACTTCAAGGTTTCTGACAGGATTGCGTAGATCATCGACTGTATAACCAAGACGACGAAGCTTATCCATGTGAGCTTTGGTATTAACCTGGAGTAGTCCAATGGAATACTCGTTACGCTTATAAGGGTCTAGACCAGACTTTGCAGTATCAATTGTTGGGTCGAAGCCAGATTCACCAGCAAGAACAGCAAGGAATGTAGGGATGATGTCAGGCCTAACTTTTCCAGTAGATTCGATCATGCGACCGAAACTTACAAAAGGATTACTACGGTCATAAATGGCAGGAATGTCGGAGGAAACAAGACCACGATCAACCGTTGCTGGTGTGTTGTAACGTTGAATGATGTTCAAAATATCTGGAGAAACTACCTTCTCAGCTTTTTGGAAAATAGATTTCACTTCAGGCTTCAACTCAGGAATTGTAGGATCTTCCTTGCGAGCTTGGTCAATCTGAGCCAAGATGATCTCAGACATCGGAACTTTACCTTTTAAGGATTTATTGATAGCAAAAAATTCAGAAGGGTAAGGCTTTGCGACTCCACTGTTCAAATTACTAACAATATTTTTGACCCTACCAGAATCAACGAACAACTCGTTTCGGAACGCTTCAGTTCCATTTGCATGAGCATCTACGATTGCAGGCAGGGAGCTTTCTTTTTTAATGGGTTCAATCCCCATAAAGTTAGTAAAGCCAGGATCAAACTTGTACTTAGACTTACCTCGACGATCTTTAGTCGCTTCACCAATAACATTAACTTTGTATTGTCCATTCTCTTTTTGTAATTCTTTTTTCAGCTCACCAATTGCATACTGCTCAGCTTCCATGCCTGTTTGAGGACCTTTGTAGGCAACACGGAAGTCTTGCAGTACCTGCTGCTTAGCTGCATTAAATGCTGCGTAATAGCTTTCAGGCAGGACCCGTTGGGTATTGCCATAGGCTTCACCCAGTTGGGTACGAAGCAATGACTCAATACGCTTATCAATGTTTTTGACAACATCGGTAGTGAGACCTGTTTCTTCAAAGGCTTTGCGTTGCTGTAACTCAGCAGTCATCTTGGTATCAGACAATCCACCAAAGACAATGTCTTCGTTTGTTGGGAAGTTTCCAAGTGCCTTTTGCTTAGTCCAGTAACTATCAAACTCTTTATCGTTAGTTTTTTCAGTACTGTGAGGGATGAGCTTTGCAAGTTTATTAGCACCATCAAGATTGCCAGTCTTAAGAACAGCACGCTGAGCGGCAGTGATGTTCTCTATAGTCATCTTAGATTCATCATTTGCGAACTCAGCAATGATTGCTCGCGTCATCTGCTCACCACGACGCTTTTCTTCAGCTACAGCGTTATTCTGAATGCGAAGACGTTCATCATCTTGCTCTTGAATAGCAGCCCTCAGTGCTGCGGCTTTAACTGGAAAAGCTTCAGTGAACCGAGCTTCACGACCGAACTGTTTGGCAAAGACATTAGAAGACAAAATGCCTTCAGCAAATCGAGGGTCAATGACACCATCCTTGACCATTTCAGTAAGGAGTTCAGTCTTACGGTTAAAGACTGTTCCAAGGGTGTCACTATCAAGACCACCAGCTTCTCGCCTGACAATTTTCATGAACTGTTCAGGCTGAGTGCCATCAAGACCAAGTTCAATAGCGAGGTTTTGCTTTTCTTTGGCACGATTGCCTTCACGTGCCGTAGTTTCCATACGTGTGGAAAGACTACGCTTGCGACGGCTTTCAGCCTGCTGCATAGGCTCACGTGCGTGCTTAGCAACAAAAGCAGGGTCATAGCCAGGAAGATACTCCCGAAGGTAGTTCATCCGATGGCGGTCAAAAATACCAGCAATTGCAGCTACATCACCCTGAGCTTCAGCAGAAGCAAGGGACATAGGGACACCATTGATGGTGACATCTTCATCTTGCTTAGAGGTGAGATACAGGTCGTAATTGCGACCTGCATTTTGAACAGCACCAAGAGCGGCACCATAGGAATTCCATCCTGAACTCTGCATCAAAGTATTGATGTCAGCTTCAGATGCACCCTGCTGCCTCAAACGGTGAATAAGGGGTGTCTGCTGAGCTTCATAGTCAAGCAGACCACCTTCTAAAGATTGAAGTTCTTGAACCTCTTCACCATTCAGACCATATTGAAGGACAAGGTTTTGGCTAAGTTCAAGCTGTGCTTTCTTACGCTTTTCGTTTTCTTTGACAAGGATGTCAGCAGCAGTAGATGAGATGTCAGCCAAAGATTCGTACAACTGGGTACGTTCCTTGGCTTCAATCTGCATACGTTCAATTTCATTATTGAACTTTTCCATCTTGGCATTACGCTCAAGATTTGCTGCCTGGGTCTCTAGATCAAGAAAGGTTTGTCGAGCTTGTTGGTCAATACGAAACTGCTCTTGGAGCATCTCATGTGTATTGACCGCATTGTTACGGTCGAGTTGTCTCGCCTGCTCCATACTGCGTACAGAAGCTAGATCAGGCGAGTTAACAATTGCTCTACTCCGACCGGCAGTAGAGATAGGTTTAAATCCCCTTTGTTGGGCGTACCCGGAGAATAGTTGTGCCATAGATTAATTATGGTGCGGTTGTCGGTGTAGGTACTTGATAGTTAATATCAGTGCTAGCTAAACCAGAAGCATTATCAGTAAATCCAGCAGCACTATAGTCGGCATCAAAAATATTAGATTGCATCTGGAAATCAGGTCCTTGGTATTCATAAGAAGTAGGAGCACTGAGATTGAAAGAGGGTTGCTGGTAAGCTGCAGCAGAATTACCTTGGATAGCGTCCCTCATTACATTACTTGAAAAGTAATCTTGGGTTTGCATAACATCTGGAGCACCCTTATAGCTATTAGCTACGTTTATAGCTTGTTCAGCTATGTTATTGATATTGGACATGAACTGATTAAAATCAGAAGAGCCTGCGGGACTCCAAGATCTCTTAGCCTTACGTTGCTTTTTCATCATCTTTTCAATACGCTTCCAATCAATATCGGGAAGCGGTTGCTGGACGAGATCAGGTGCTTTGCTCGGGGGACCGATAAGTTCAGGTAGTTTCGGTTCATCAAGAACCTGAGATGCTGCAGCGCGGTTAGCCAAGAATTGATCAAACTTGATTCGTTCTTTACCGAGCTTCAGTTCATCCTTGAGGGACTGACCTGCATAAGCAAGCGACTCAAAGGAGAGCTTAGATTGCTGTTCAAGGTTGTACTGCTGCAATGCATTGTTAGCCAGCTGTGATTGGGATTGTGCCTGAGCAGACAGAATTTGATTAGAAAGGCGACTTAGGTCGATACGAGCCAAAGCCCTTGCATCTCCAACTTCAGCTTTGATAAGGCGATTCTTGACTTGAGCTTCATTCTTTTCAAAGTTTAATTTATCTTTAACCATATCGGCTTCAAGAGAACGGATTCCAAGTTCAGATCTCTTGGCACCCATACGTAGTCCAGCAGCTTGGAATTCAGCCTCTGCTTTGTCGAGACCAATAGCGGTTGACTTCAGCTCAGACTGACCCTGTTGACGTGCATAAGCAAGTGTTTGTGCAATCTTACTTCTGTCAATATAAAATTTAGCGTCAGCTCGGACAATAGATGAAGCAATAAGAGCTTGAGCCTGTTGGTTTGCAAAAGTAATGCCCTGGACAGACTTCGCAGCAGATCTACCAGATTGACCTTTAGCAATCTGCGCACCCTGTTGTAGCAGACCTTGGCGACGTAGTTGATCCGTTTGGATGGCTGCATCTGCGTAGCGTGCATCTTGTGCAAGCTGGAGGGTTTGTTGTGCAAAGTCAGCTTCTGCGATGCTGTTATCCAAAGAATTAAGGACATCCTGCTCTTTGAGTTGAGCAGATGCAATGATGGCGTCCTTTTCACCTTTGAGAGTTGCCATCTCACTTTGAAGCATCTGACTATCAATGTTTAATTGAATACCTTTGATAGCAAGTTCATTAGCGGCAGCTGTCGTGGCATACTCAAAAGCGCGAGTAGACGCTTGAATTGCGTTCCTGCCTTCACGTACAGCAGAACGGAGACGGCGATTGATAGCAGCACCGTTTAATTCAGCATCTCTTATAGAAGCTGACATCTGGTTGTTAATCAAAGCATTATTAATTTCGAATGACTGTTTGCCAACAGAAAGCTCAAGCTGCAAAGCCTGGGCACGGTTATTAAGATCTTGCTGACGATCGTTATACACACGACGCGCATCATTCATCGCCATAGACGCTGAAATATTATTCAGTTCTACAGTCTCATCAAATGCCTTGACACTATCTTTGTAAAGGCGTTTGGCTTGCTTATAGTTTGTATTGCGTTGCTCAATAGCAAGCTCGTAATCCTTTAGTTCTTGTTCGTACTTGGCGTCACGGAGGTCGTTATAAAGAACAACAGCCCGTTCATTTGCCTGTTTAGCAAGTGCTACATCCTTTTTAAGTTGCTCTAAGGTGTATTTATTTTCAAGACGGATAGCCTCTTTTGTCTTTTTACCGATGCCTTTTCCAGTACCTCCGCCACCGCTGCCACCAAAGGCACCAAAGAGACCGCTGACAAAACCAACAGCAGCGCCAATACCAGCTACATGAGGCATACCTGTAGAAGCACCCATAGAAAAACCGGCGAGAGTGCTTGAAGCGACATTAGTAATTTTTAGTCCGGTATTCATATTTATGCCCTCCTAATGAAGCGTTGTGAATACTGTCCTTCCCAAACCATTGAGCTCAAAGAAATGGGGAATGGTGTATTGTTAAAGATTCTAATTTCCACGTTTTTGTTTCTTTGATTAATAGGGAATGTGTAGATAGATTCACCTTCAATAGCTACGTCATCCGCCAAGTAGTAGTCAACGTCAGCAGCATTTTGCTCAGCAAAGACATAATCTTCATAAGCTAAAATAGACGAGCCATTAGAAGGCGCAGATGAAAAGACAATGCTGCCGGCGTCATTGATTGTGAATGCAGTGGAGGCAACATCGTTGATTTTGACAACCACGTCATTCCTATCGTCCGGAGTAAATGGCAAGGTAAATGTTGTGGTACTACCATCACCAGTGAAAGTGAATTGATCACCCCTAATACCCTGAACACGGAGCTTCAGACCAAAGTTAGAGGTTTCACCACAGCTAAACTTGAGACGATTAAGTGTAAGATAGCTTGCATAGTCAACACGTGAACCTTCAGGTGTCTGTTGATAGTAAATAGTTGGTAGAGTCACGTCATACGCGAACTTATAACCAACAACAACGTCGCTAGCCTGACTGCTTAGATCTTTACCAGGGAGATAAAAGTATGTAGAACCACCACTCGTAACCTTAGTAACAGGAGCAGTGAAACCAGATTCACTAATATTCGAAAAATTAATGCCAGAACCCTTGACTAGAATAACAGGATCAAGTCCAGTAATATCATCAAAAGGTAGGTTAATTCTGGATCCACCATTAAGTGAGGTCACACTGGCAGCAGTAGCATAAAAATCCATATAAGGATTGACTGCATTACCAGTAGAGCTAGTAACGATAGCTTCGCTAGGAGTGCTAGAGATATTCAAGCTACACATGATGTACTTGTTACCGGCTTGAATAACTGCATACATCACATCCTGCTCAACATTGATAGACAATGGAAAACCAGGAAGAGTCCACTTAAACCAAGCTTGCATTTCCTGACGCTCGCCTGTGTCATAGAAACGATAGAAATAGAGTGTCTTGTCAGTTTCACCGTAAAGACAAACGAATGAATTCTGAGGACTACTCACCATGTGAGTGACAGAAGACGGAATGTATTGGGAAACTACTTTTCCGATGTCAAGTACTTGTGGTGGATTCTGTAGACCACGTAGGGTGTAAGAGAAAATACGTGACCAGGCTGGTGTTTTACTGACAAAGTAAATGTTGGTACCAACTTCAACAGGAGGTATGTTTTTGTCCATCTCATAGTTGGACATACCATTGATCAAAGAGTCTTGAGGAGTCAGGTTTCCAGACTCTGAATACATGATGAACTGTTGATTTTGACTAAACAGCATCATGCCAAGCGAAGAGGGCAGAGCAGCATGAAGCTGCAAAGGACGAACACTTGAGCAAGCAAGGTCAACTGGATCATTGGCTGTTGAAACAGACGATGTGACGTGGTAAAAATTAAAGAATTCACCAGACTGACTCATCGACACATTTTCACCTGTCAAGAATCCAAGACGGTTGTTATTAAAGAAAGCACCGTTAATTTTTCCGCCAACAAAACTAGGCTGACTATTAGTGTTGTCATCACCGACAAGCCTCTCAGTATATGAAATCTGTTGAAAGGTGAAGTTATTGAGCGAAGTATTAATCAGCTCATGAGGCATTGTGGCTGCATCTAGACCAGGAGACAATCCCGGCTTAAGCGTTTCCATCCAATAACCATCGCCAAGACCACTACCCGAGTTAGCAACAAACTCTGCGTAGTAAGTATCTGCGGAAGCTGATGTATTAACTACAGTAACTTGCCTGCCATGCTTAGAAACAGAAGGCAGATCTGTTACAACGTCTACCTCATCTTGGAAGGATCGCAGTGCAGTACCGCCGACACCACCTTTGGCATCAAGCGTAAAAGCAGATGTTCTAGTCAGTTCAAGACAATTACTACCCTTCTCAACAGTCAAGCCTGAAATACTAGCGCCGTCAATTGCAGACTTGAGTCCTGTAAGGATAGTGTCTGCATTCAGTTTGGTGTCAGTATTAGAAGCATTAGTAAAGTTGTCAGCATTGTAGGTTTGATACGAGTATGTAGTACCATTAATGATGACACTATAGGTAGCACTATACTCAATAGATCGAATAAGAACAGAACCACTGAATGTAGTAGGTGCCGTTCCAGCTAGTGCTGCGACTGTCTTTGTTTTGTTGACAAGGATAGAAGTATCTTGGACAGTAAGCAGCTCATAATCTTTGGAGGTAAGTGCATCTAGATACGCTTGTGGATTACCAGTGCTTCCATAGGTAACTGTTGATTTGATGTAGTTACCACTGCCATCTGGGGTTGCATTCCAGATATGGATAGCGGCATTAGAAGGTGTTGCGTTACCTACGATGCAACCGAGATAGACTTCATCGTCATCTCTATTGATGTAAAACCACTTTGCATTAGCAAAGGCGGGGGTAGTGTAATCAGTGCCACTTCCATCATGCAGAGCATCAAGGAACTTAAATCCAGGTCTTTTTGTAAGACCTAAAGCAGGATCAGGGTAAACATTTTTGGCTTCTTTAACCTGACCAGGAAGCTTCTTTGTGTCAGGTTGAGTCGATACACCACCCAGAAAGTTGTTGATTCTCTGAGTGATAGCAGGCATTAGCGATACAGTGCTTTATAGGGTTGATAACTGATGTAGTAGTTTTCACCTTCAGGATGACCAAAGAATGTGTAATCAGCTTGATTACAGTCATACTCAAGTGCGTTAGCTCGTTTACCGGCTTCACGCTGTTGAAGGATTTCAAACTGTGCAGGATCTCCTACAAGACGAGTGGAAGCGATTGTAGAAGTTTTAGCAATAATGTAATCTTGGATCGGCACTGGAAGATCTAACCAATCGAAGTACCAAACGATGTCTGCGTAAACATCATCTTCAAACTTATAAGCATCTTCACGTGGTTCTTTCCACTTGTCATAGAGCTTGCCATCACGACGAACAACATCCTTAGCTGGGTGATGCCTTTGGTTGAGATCAACCTGCAGCATGTTGTCAGTGATCGGAATTGTTTGATCTGATTGAGGAGTAAGTTTATAGTTATACTCTTTATTAAAATGCCAACCCTCAGACTGAACTTCCCGAGACACATTTTTGAGAGTCTGTTGGATAATCGAAACGTCCGGGTTTGTTTGATCCAGTGTGGTGACAGGTGCTTGACCAACAGCTGCCAAGACTTCATTAATTGCATTTAGCTCGGTTAGTCGGCTAATCGAAGAAGAAGACATATCTTATAAATAAAAAAAAGGGACCCCGAAGGATCCCTTGTGTATAAAAAATCAGAATGCAGAAGGAGCAGTACCACCCACATACAGCTCAACAGAAGCTGCAGGGTTCAGATAGTCTGCGCCGCAAGCCAGACGGCCGAGCATCACGTCGCCTTGGTAGACAACAGACACGTCACCGCTGGTGACTTGCACCTGAGGACCGATGGCTTCGACCATACCGGCTGCTTCCTTTTGGAAGATCAGACCGCAGGACTTGGTGCCAACTTCAGCAGCAGTACCGTAATCGTTGTTGATACCAGTGGAAGCACCGGAAGCGTCTTCCATGGACTCACCAACGAAGGAACCAACATTGCCAGGAGAGGTCTGACCAGTGGTGCCGCCGTACTTGGTGCCGTAGTTGCCCAGGAACGGGATGTTCATGGACTTGTACACCTTGATACCAGCGATCTCGATGATGCCGTTGCCGCTTTGCAGAGCGGTGCCTTGGACATCGCGATTAACGAGGCCGTTAGAACCAACAGCTTGGATCAGTTCGTAGTACTGGCGGGGGTTCAGGACAGCCACGCGACCATCGGTAGAAACACCCTTCTCATCCAGAGCAGCAGCTGCGTCATAGAAAGCAGCCACCAGGTTGGCAGAGTTGTAAGCATCAGAATCGTTAGTGGTAGAACCCACGCGAATCTGAGTACCACCAGGCTCTACGAAGCCGGACTTGGTGATAGGAGATGCCTGACGTGCACCACGTGCTACAGCACGGAAGGCAAGCCGGTCATACTTTTCAGCCAGTGCATAGCCGATCTTCCGAGAGATTTCGGAGCGCAGATCGTAGTGGCTGAGAACCTCATCGAGGTTGTAAACAAAAGCTGAACTAATGAGCAGATCATCAACAGTGATGGTCTTCTCTGCCACTGGCGGTGCACCATCAGAGTTACCGAGGATGCTGTTACCAGGAGTGTGGAATTCAGACTTGGTGCGACCCGTGTAGATGAACTGCAAAGACTTGCCGTTCTTCAGGGTGCGCTTCATGATCAGATCGCGAGCGATCGTATTGTTCTGGAAACCCTTGAACATCTCGCCGCTAAAAAGCTTGAGATAAAGGGCGCGGGCGTCACCCGCAGAGTTAGATTGACCAGGCCGTGTAAGGCTTGCGGCCATATCAGAAGATTGTTGTGCCATTGTTAAAAAGAGAGTGTATTAATCAGTCTCTTCAAAGCTTTGAAGTGTGTGGTCTATCCCACCGTCTAGACGGCAGCTGAGGTATCCGCGTACGGGCTCAGTGCCATAGGCATGGGAGGTCCGACTCTGAGGTGCCTCCCACACGATCACTCCTCTTTCTCTTCAGGAGTGTCTTCCTCTTCTTTTTTTTCTTCAGTTTCAGGTTGGAAACGTGTGACGTAAGCAACCATCTTGTCTGATTGATGTGACATTAGAAATTAAGTTCAGATCGCTCAAGCTTTGCCATGACATCAGCACGGTAGGCATCATCATTTTCGTAGCGAGGGTCAGACATCGCTTGAACCAATTCAGCTTGACTGCGGAACTGATTTCCGCCAGAGGTAGGTGCCTTGCCTGAGATTCGTTTACCTTCGTAACCATTAGCATCTGCATATTGCATAGCAAGACTGCGGATAGCCCAGAAGGCAGCATTAGGATCTCCGGTTTCCATCACGGCGTCAAACATGGCAACCTCTTGCTGACTGAGGTTTTGCGATGCCCAGCTAGTCAGCTGACCGTACTGTTCTTGACCACCAACGATTCCATACAGAGCATTGGTTTGCTCTTCAGTAAAGTCACGTGAGGTGGTTTGATTTGATTCAACTTGCTGTCGATACTGGACATACATGTCAGCAAGCTGACTGGCATCCATCTTCTCCAGCTTTTCGATTGTTTCTTGAGAAGGCTCACCTTGAGCTTGCTCGTAGAGTTCATCAAGGAAACTAGAATCAAACTCTTGTTCAGGCTCTTCTTCTGCTTCAGTTTCTTCCTGAGGTTCATCAACGGGAGATTGCTGAGATGAAGATTCATTAGAACCAAGCTTAGATTGCAGTTCCATATAAGCTTTTTCAAGCTGTTCTGGGCTGTCAAATTTGCCAGCAAGCTTTGCATTACCGGCATCTTTTTCCATTTGCTCACCAACTTCAAGCGCCTCTTGCTCAGCTTCGTTGAGGACTACCGACTCGGTGTTAGGTTCTGATTCTTGATAAGTAAGGGTTTCTGCCATGGGTGGTTAGTAGTTATTGTTGTTGTGCGGCTTCTGCAGCCTGTTGTTCAACCTGAGCAAACTTACTTTGTTGCTTAGTAAGTTCCATCTGTTGTTGTTGTTCCATTGCCTGTTGCTGCTCCTGCTGTATCTCTTGCTGAGATTTGACAAGGTTAAGTGTGTCAATACCTTGTGCAGCAGCTAGACGTTTAACTACTTCGTCAGGGTTGATGTACTGACCAATAGCTTCTGGACCCATTGTCTGTGCAATGGTCTGTAGGAATTGAGCAAGACTTTCACGGTCTTGACCACGACCCAAAGCATTCAATCCAGCTACGATAACAGGATTAACGATGCCTTTGGGAAGCTTGGGTATTTCACCAGTCTTCTCAAACACACTCAGCTTACGCGCTAAGTATGGTTTAAGGAACTCAACAGTAAGAAGAGAAAAGAGTCCACCAAGCTGTTGCTCTAGTTCCATCTGTGTCATACGCACCTCTTCAGCAGTGGTACGTTCGGACTGACGAACAGTAAGAACAAGGAAGGCTTCACTCAACCGACGTTCAAGTTGTTGAATCATTTGGTAAGCCGTAGCAAAGTCTGCTGTCTTACCGACTTGAACAACACCAATGTCATCAGGCCTACCTTGGATGATTGCACCATTACCTGCCTTAGCCAAAGTAGATGGCTTGGTAGTGCTAGAGGGAGACACAGTAAATACAACCTTAGCGGCTGCTGCAGAACCTTCAACAATGGCTTGGGATAGACCTTCCAGAGATTGGAGATCACCCATAAATTCTTCGACCCTTCCACGACCATACGGTTCACCGTCGACGGTTTGGAACCGGAGAGGGATCCAAGGATTGGTAGCTATAGGTGCCTTACCTTTGGTGCCTTTGATGATCTCACCAAAAGCTTCTTGGTGCCAAACAAATGAAGTCTTTTCACGTTTGACATATGTGTAGATGTCAACGTCCTCAGAGTTACTGTAGTCAGTGTTTACATCAACAGGGGGAAGAGGATCAATGCCGTATTCAGTTTCAAGTAGCTTTCTACTGATTCGTTCTTTAGTAACAATCTCCAATACGTTGCCGTCACCATCCCTCTCGACCACATAACGGTTAAGTGGGAATAGCTTTAGACCATCTTTTGACATAAAGATCAAGACGTTGCCTGCTACTACCAAATGCTTTAAAGCTTGGTGTACAACAACACGATCATCAGAAGCAGCAATGGCTTCAAGGATGGTACGTTCAATCTTAGAAAAGGAAAGGTCAAGTTCAGACTTGATGCGGGGATCAGCAATTCTGCCAAGCATCGCCTCATCTACTTGCAACTTAAAGAAGCTGGTTTGAGGTGGCAGAAGAGCAAGCATCAATTTAGATGCGAGAGTGACCACACCCTTAGCACCAACGGATTGATACGGAGTGATGAGATTACGTGCACTCCTGTTATAGGTTTCGTCTTCACGAACCAAGTAAGGAAGTGTAAGAGTAGATGCTTGCTCGGCAATCTTTAGATATTGAGAACGAGTAGAGGAAAGCGCGTCATACCTTTCCTTTGCGATTGTCATAGATTCACATTAGAGATTTGAAGTGGAGAACGATTCTTACGATTAAGCCCTGCTGTACCTAAAGCAAAGTCACCGGACCTAAACTTTTTAGAACGCCGAAGTCTAATACCAGATGCCGTGTTGTTACTTAGATACTCAGTATCCATCCGTTTGAATTGCCTAGCATTCTGTGCTTGCTCCAAGAGCCTATTAGACATGTCATCAATCTGACCACGGTAGTCACCAATCTGCTGCTCATAACCAGTGATGTCTCCGCGAAGACCTTCGATTTGAGTTTGATACCTTTGGTTAGATTCGTTAAAAGTATTTTGGAGGTTTTGAAGATTGGTATTGGCAGTTTGTACTTCACTTTGAAGATTGCCAATATTAGGATCAATTGTCAACTCAGGAGTCGGAGATTGATTTTTTAAAATTTCGTCAATTATAGATTGGAGATCAGGAGTTACATCACCAGTAGTTCCACCACCAGTAGTTCCACCACCAGTAGTCCCATCACCAGAAGAAGGTGTCTTAGGCTCCTTAGTACCAGGAAGACTTACCCCAGGAGCATAGCTAGTAGTCTCAATGCCAAAGGGGTTTTTCTTAGATGTCTTAGGCTTCTTAGTACCAGGAAGACTTAGCCCAGGAGCATAGCTAGTAGTCTTAGTTCCAAAGGGGTTCTTTGTAGTTGATTTGTTATTACCAGCAGAAGTTTGACCGCCATCAATTTTGAATTGCTTGGCGTACGCACGCGTTAGCTTACGTGCTTGACCAAGTTTAATGCCGAGCTTTTTTGCAATAAGTTTTCTTTCAGCTTTAGTAAAGCCATTCTTAGAATATCTTTTAAGAAGCCTTTCCTGCTTACTTAGTTTAGCCATTATTTAAATACCGATTGAGGAGGGTTACCGTAGTTAGGTTTGATAAGCTTGACGGGTGCTAAAGAAAATTGAAGCTTAGGCATTTTTTTTGCCTTAGCAACACGCTTGTCAACTTGCTTTTGTTGAAAGCGTTTAGGAAGAGGTTTAAAAGCACGACCTTTGTTCTGCTTAAAGAACATTCTTTGTGGCTTGTATTTATTGCCGCCACGCTCAAAAGTGACATCTGGCCGAAGTATTCTTTGCTTAAAAGTAAGCTTAGGAATCTTAGAGGTTTCCCCTCCACCTACGTCAACTTCTTCAAGCTCATCCGCATACTTTGGAAGCAGAACTGTTTGATAAAAATATTCAAGGTGCTCTTGAGTAGGCACCAATGGATTCCTTTCTAATCCCATTAGTCTTCATCGAGTTTGGTTTTCAGCCACTCAACAACAGAACGTTGACCAGAGCGGTACATAATTTTTTCAATTGTGTCGTCAGGACAAGGAGTCACGGGTGGGAAAGTTGACTCCATTTCTGTCATGACAGCTCTAGCCTCCATCCCGAAGACTTCAAGCATATTGGGGGAGATTGACATTACTGTGTTCAAAGAAGGCAGGCATACGTCCTGCTTTGGTGTCGGCTAGTTCAGGTGCTTTGCCTTCATACATAAGGCGATCACTAGAAGCAAGCCAGAATTGTTTGTCCAAATGTTTGTCAGATGATTTACCCAAAGGTTGCATCACCCAATTGATAGTTGCCTTCCGGAGTTTATCAAGAGAAGGACTGATGTTATACCCCAGCTCAGTATGAACCAGACTATTGGCAGCCACATGAATTTGTTCATCTCGACTGATGTCAGCACTTACTGTTCGCATACCAGCGTCACCATTAAAGCGAAAGAATGGTAGAAGAACGAAGAAAATTGCACGCTCGGCAACCATCGCTTTGGTGATCGTGTGATCAGGATGCGCTTCCCAAGCAGCTTTGAGTTTGAGGGCTTCAGCTTCCGCTTTCTCATCAACGCCGTAAGCAGAGGCAATGTAACCAAGTGCCACGTCGTGGTTCTCTTCGTCGGTGACATTAGATCGCAGGAGATCACGCGATGCTTTCGGTACGTCAGTGGATAAAGCATCAGTAATAAAATCTCCCACAGGTAGTTCCATATGTCGCAATGCAAGAGCACGGAGGATCGCTTCCTCCGCACCTTGTTTGCATGTACCAGCACTCACTTGTACTGGTGTCCATTTTCTTTTTCGAGCAAGTAGTTTTTGATACGGATTCATTCTTGACAATCACATTGAGGTTCTAGAGAAGACTCCTCAAACAGGTTGGCAAGATAGTCATCAATGTCGTCATCACCCAAAGCGGCGTACGCACTTGACTTATCCTGCACATCACCCATTACTTGGAGCGAGTAGTAGAGGGAAGTCTGGGGCGATTCCAGCCACTCTTCAATAAAAGACTCATCCATAGTGACCATGTCTGACCACCAATTTTGTGAGTACCCGTGAAGAAGTCCAGTCCTATCCAACAAAAGCATAATGTTGTCGGATACTTTCTTGAATGCCTCCCATCCGACAGCAGAGGCAATTTCTACGTCACCGTAGTTATATGTATGTTTGGACACCAAAGGTGCCACTGTCCCTATCAACAGTGGTGGCAATAGGCGGTGCAATTTCAGGGGTAGAAGTAAACCCATCAACATCCTGTGAGCGGTAGCTACAAGACGCTGTGGGGGCGATTGCAAAGGCACGGACCATGTTGTTCTGCCTGGCAATTTGAGCAGCTGCTTCAATGCCATCACGCAGTTGTTTAGCAAGCTCGAATGCTGGAGATGCTTTTACCAGTCCTGAATTGAGAGATTCCAGGGCGTCTCCGAATTGGTTGTAGGTGATTCCATATCGCCTAAGAAGGTTAGCGAGTCCAAGCATCCCGAGTCCGACTTGACGGTCGGTTTCAGCTGGGAGATACTCTCCTGTATCACCGACACCAGTTCGAGAGTGGAGCTTGCACAGCTCCGACATACCCTGAACGAAAGCTTGCGGGATGTTGTCGAACTCACAGGCAGCGAGATTGATATGTTCAAGCAAGCACGTTCCGCGTGATCGCAAGTAAACTTCAAGGCAGACATTTCCATAGATTCGTTGTCCTTCATTGTCATACTTAACTTTGTTGAGCCATACATCACCACGCTTCATGCTGTTCAGTAGCTTGACGCGAGTGACAACATCCATCTGTTCCCACCACTCTTCGTTGATGTCAACGCAACGCTTGACCCAAGGAAGTTGTTCACGTGGTGTATTGATGAACTCCTCAATGTCAGGATGATTGGCATCAAGGTGAAGGACAATTGCACCATTCTTGTATTTACCACCACGACGCAAGACCTCATTCAAAGTAGAATAGATCTTCCCGAACGAGACAGGACCAGAGGCAACAAGCCCTTTGCCATTATCGTCTCCTTTGGCTCGGAGTTTGCTGAGGTGGATGGCAACCCCTGCTCCATTTCGCAAGGCGTGTGATGCGAATCGCCAGCTGGCTTCAATGCCTTCTGGACCTTCCATGGAATCTTCAACTACAAATACTGTGCACGACACAGGGAGACGGCCATCGGGATCATCAATCCACGATTGGACACGTCCAGTTCTAGAGATAAGTTCAGGCATTTACGAGATCGTTCAAAATAGGTGGTTGGTAGTTCGGTCCTTTCAAGACCTTGCCGTCAGCACGGCGGATTGGTTTACCGTCCAAACCAAGCTTGGACATGTTTGATTTATGGACACGATCAAGTGCTTCCTCTAGATCCCATTCCATATTTTCAGCGTATTGGAAGCAGACATAAACAAGATCTGCTAGCTCCTTTAGTTCATTTTCGTACGGTTCATTCTCAACCGCTGAAGCAAACTCTTTAGCCTCTTCAGCGATCAAATCCCGTTGCATAGTCCGGTTCTCCATCGCGTTCTGGATTCCATACGCCGACCGGAATTCGATTGCTTGATCGCTCAGACTTTTCGATCTGCAATGTGCAGTGGTGGAGTTCATTTTCAAGATAGTGGATAGCCTTCTTAAGGTCTTGAGTCTTTGTGTTATTACTTTTGAAACCGGCTCTGCAAATATATTTAATAGCATTGCCTAGGTGATAGTTGAGGTCTTGGTCTCTAATGAAATCCCATACTTCTATTTGACCTCGGGTGTAGTGGGTGGGTGATTCGGCCATTGTTTGATCAGATTAGTAACAGTATTAGATAGAACGAAGTTCTGCTTTTGAAGAGCAAGAAAGACCGTGATTAGATCTTTCTTATCTGCTTCAGGAAGTAGATCCTCTATCCTTCTCATCTTGAACTGTTGCTCCATCGTCAACTCTGTAACCGGGGGTGGGGGTCCAAGGAATGACTTGTCTGTTGATTGGGTCATAGTCTTCACAGGTAAGGATTCTTGCTAGACGTGCGTTCATCAATGCAGCGTCTTCATCAAGCTCCTTATTTGCAAAGGCTTTCACAACTGTCTCCCAGCTGTAACCATCTTCGTCAAACAAAGCGACTGCACGTTTGACACCGATACCAGGGACACCGCTGTAACCATCTGTTTGATCACCAGCCAGTGTCTGAATCAAGTGCCACTTAGCACCCTCCTCAGGTGTGATGTGGAGTGTCTCGTCTAGGTTGTAGACACGGCCTGGGATCTGACGCATGTCTTTGTCTGGACTGACAATGATGTTGCCAGGATTTGCAGTAGCGTAGATACCCATGGCATCATCAGCTTCAAGCTCAGGCATCCTGATAACTTCATAGTCATTTGCAAGTTCTGTAATTACGCGCCTGTATCCACAGGGCTTTTTACGATTCCGATGACCCTTGTAATCGGGAAAAATTTTCTTCCTAAAATTCTTAGAGTCACTGAAAAACAAGATAAGTTCAGGCGTATCCCACAAGAACTCATTCTTGATTTTATTTAGTTCTTTTAGAACATTGTTGTACGCATCGCTAAATTTACTGGTGACAAGGATGACATCATCACCCCAGTCGATCTCCGTTTCAGCGGCAGCGCAGGATTTATAGACAATAAAGTCTGCATCTACCAGCAGTTTCATTTACCCTGACCCACGTGAGTGAGTTGTTTAGACCAAAAATTTTCGAGCCCTGGTGGACAATGTGGTGGAGAGTTGGGTGCTGTCGTGAGTTGTTTCCATCTAATTCTCCAGTCCATGATGTCGCCGTAAGGAATGACAAGAACAGGGTAGATAGGAAGTTCTACATTGGAAGCGGTAGGAGTCTTCCAAGAATAAACACCTTTTCTACATTGATGATATTGGGCGAGTTTAACGTCAATCTCTACGAGTTGATCTTCAATTTTTAAAACAATGTCAGTCTTGCCATCGCATCCAGCGTTTCGGAAAACATCAGCTCCCTTCCATTCTGCGATAAGACAAACATAAAGTTCAGCAATATCACCCCTACGGTTAGTACTTAGCTCAGTGCGTAGCCGCCCAAGACTCTCCTTCGCTGGTTTCAGCTTCGATTGGGACTCTGAGGTTGTAGTATTCTCCAGCAGCGATTGCTGAGTATACCAAGGATGTTGATAAGTCTTCGGCGTGCTCTCTTGCACACTCGAATTGTAATTCGTCATGTATAAATGCTAGTTGTGATGCACACAACTTCGTTTGGTGGATAGTTTCGTCGTTGATAACAAGCCAACGCTTTGCAATTACACCGGCTCCTGACTGGAGCAGGTAGTTAAGGGCTTTGTGAGGACTATCTAGATTGATCTTCCGACCATCAATAGATTTTACAAAGCCACGTTTAGAAGCAATGTCAATGGCTTCCAATAGTTCAGCCATGCCAGGAATAGCAGCAACAAAGGCTTCTCTAATCTCTGCTCCTTTCTTCTTTGCCTTAGCTGATGAAAGTTGTGGGTCATAGCTGTGCCCGATCTTTTCGTTACCAGCTCCATAGCACCAGGCATAGGTGATGGTTTTGATCTGCCTACGAGAGACACCTACTTTGTCAGCATTAACTTGATGGATGTCACCATTCAAGAGAACATCTGCAAAATGTGTGTCCCATTTAGATAAGTAATGCCCAAGCATTCTTAACTCAATACCACTAAGGTCAGCACCAACCATCACCTGTCCAGGTGTAGCGGTAAATAAAGCTCTGAACTCAAGATCACTAGGGACTTGCGCTAAGTTTGGCTTACGATGTGCACAACGATGTGTCGCTGTAGCAACCGAACAATGGTGGTGAATACGATTATGTTTCGTGGATAGTTTCAGCCATGCGTTCATGCCGTTCGACAGCATCCCAAGCATTTTCGTTACCGTCAAACATCTCGCAAACATCGTAGAAATCTCTGACCCAATCTCGGTCAGAATAACTTCGTCCACGATGGGCTTCCCAGTAGCTGTCATCTGGGTTGGCTTCCAACCATAGTACGTTTGCAATATCCATGAGATGTGATCGCGAGAGGTAGGGTTTAGTTCTTTGAGTCGGGTGAAGGGTGCACCTTCGATGTAGCCGCTAGTTTTGTTATTTCGTTTTGGAGTGAATTCACTTCCTGCGACGTAAGGGTGTCGCGTGCGAAGTACTTCTTCAAGATCTTGAAGTTCTTGTTGGAGAGACGATGCAAGTTGCCATGCAGACCGCTCATCGAAATACCATCCATGTTGTTCTTGCGTAGCTAGTATTTGTGCAACCTTGTGCTCTAACGCGACCCACTCAGGTAGGGGTGGAAGTGTTCGCATAGTTTGCGTGTAACGTTTACGTCTTGTATGCAGTATTCCTGCATTTCTTGTGACCACTCTTTCCAATCAGTGGTCTTACTGAAACATCCTTTGTATTCACCTAAGCGGTATCCCCAGGCTTCAAGAGAATGCCTTCCACGTAATTGCAATGAGTGACGTGGATCGTTCTTTTTTGAATCTACTTTAAGAAGGTCCGTGTGATATAGCCGCGACAAAAGTAAGGTGTCAACGACCAATGCTTTGCATTTAAACCACGGGTAAATTTTTTCAATAACTGGAATGTCATACGAAATAACATTGTGACCGCAGATAATGTCTGCTTCTTCAAGCAGTTGTATTCCGCGAACGATCGGCTCTTCAGAACCCTCGTCGTTAAATACATACGTCTCATTAACCTCCGAGTCATAAATGACCAAACAGTGAATACGGGTAACATCATTTAGAAGACCGTCCGTCTCCAGATCGAATACCAGCATGTTTCCAAACGTAAGTTTTGTCGATAAATTGTGCTTTCTTGATCATCTCCTCAGTAGGAGGATTAGGTGGCGTCAAAATCGCCTGCTGATGAGGAGATTCAAAAATCTGTTGACGGGTTGAATTGTTTTGATTCATAGAATTTGCACTTTTCTTTGTCGTATTTCAGCTGACACGCGATGCCAGTTTCCCCAGTAAAGCGATTCTTGAGGACTCGCACTGTTGTATCAGCGTGTTCATCTGAACTCTGTTGATCTCGTTCAAGTCCAATAACTGCGTCAGAGATTTGGCTAATGCTGTGACTTCCACGCAGCTGTCCAAGTGAAACTTTTGCTCCATCTTCATGTCCTTTGTCGCCTTGTGCTCTTCGTAGGTGAGACACAAGGAACATCGAGATACCTGTCTCTTCACACAACGACCGAAGCTTGGTCATTGTGGTGTCGATCATCTTCCGTTCATCACCGTCTAGACCTGACAGCAAGATGCTGAGGTGATCTAGAAATACAATCCTGCAGTCGAGTCCCGCAGCGAGGTAGCGAATTCGGGAGATGATGTTATCAGGATCAAAAGAACCAAACCCATCAAAAAGATAGAGGTTCCACTGAGCAAGAGTGCTTTGATAAGCCTCGGTGAGATCAGATCGTTCATGTGTTCCTATGTGAAATTGTTTACCGCAAGCTGCAGACATAAGTCCCAGTGCAGTTGCCTTGGCCTGTACCGCTGGTGATAGTTACTAACTCACCTGCACGTACACCTTGTAGTTTTTCTTGTAGTCCTGGGTACGGATACTCATGAATGCAATCCTGTTGGGGTTCGATTACAAGTGAAAGTAAAGACTTTCCATCGACAATCCCGTCAGGCTTATATGGTTGAGCATTCCAAATAGCTTGACGTACCGCCTCAAGATTATTGTCTTGTGCGGCATCTGAGGCGTCCTTATAGCTTTTGAGATCAGCGATCTTGACCTTGCCAGGTGGCAATACGCTTGCCGCTTCCTGCGTCGCCTTACGGCCTGCATCATCGTTATCGAAGAACAGGACGACCTCATCCCAGTTCTCAAGCCACTCGTAGTTGTGTTTGATTGATTTCTTTGCAGCCGCTGCGCCATACGGGAGTGACACAGCTTCCCATGTAGGGAACGCTTCTCTGCACGTAGCAGCATCAATCTCACCTTCGCATATAACCATTCTCTTTCCTTTGTGTCGGAAGAGATGTTGGCCGAAGAACCTCCCATCTGATTCTCCTTCGTATCTAAATTCTTTGTCTTTTGTCTTGGTCTTTATCCCAACAATTCGTCCAGAGCTGTCTCGATAATGGAAGCATAAGATGTCCCCATCTGCTGTGATTCCATATTCCTCACAAACTCGTTCAGAGATTCCTCGCTTTGAAAGTCGGCGTGGGAATCCTCTTTGTTCCATTCGTTGTACATAGGTGGTTTTGTGATTGTGAACATTGCCGTCTCCGCCTTTCCAGGTGTGACAAACAAAACAGAAGGTGTGTCCATCTGTATAGAGGCTGTTGCCATCCGATGAACCACACTCTCCACAAGGTATGTGTCGTTCAAACTCGCTTGTCATATCAGCCAATCAAGCGGGATGTTTGCCCAAGATGTCCAAGGAATACCAAGCTTTTCACAGTACTTGGCATATGTTGTCTTTGATTTTTTACTAATTTTGTTAAACGGTGCCTGAAACACCATACGAAGATCAATATCAGGATGTTGTTGTTTAACAGCTTTGATCTTCCTACGGTCAGCACTATCCCAATAACCTTTGGTTTCCAACCAGACCCCGTTTGGAAGAACGAAGTCTGGCGTATAGGAATGTTGGATTACATATGGGATCTTGGTGCTTTCGTATTCATACTTGACACCTAGCTCGACGAGAAGGTCAGCAACCTTCTCCTCTAGCCCAGATCTGAATGCCATCTACATTGATTGATTTTTTGATGTAAGAAACGCCGCGATACTTCAATTGCTGCTCACGACGAGCAGAGTTTTGCTCACGGACCCGTTGACGAAGTTCGACTGTAGGCATGATTAAATCTTGAAGTACTTGACCCCCGTTCCATGGTCAAGCGACATGCGTCTCCATCCGTTATTGGTAACTTGTCCTGATAGACGGATTTCGATGAACGTACGTTTCTTATCCGATTGCTGGTGCTTTCAGTGCAACAGGAGTTGTGTCAGCTGATGCAAGATCCAGCGGGAAGTTATGTGCATTCCGCTCA